TTGGGGAAAAGGGCGCGCTGCATGGCTCAGCACCAAGGCTGGCGCGGCCCGCGCCCGTCATACCGGCGCGCCAGCCCTTCGCTGATCATTACATGCGCCACATCAAGACCGCGCGCAGTGCGCACCACGGCCAGCACGCGGCCATAGCGATCCTGCCCATGGGGTTCCACCGTGAAGCCTTCGGCCAGAAGCTCGGCCAGGCGCGCGCGGGCCTGCGCGGCCATAACCGCTTCCGCAGTGCAGCGCGGGTGAAGCTCCGGCGCATCCAGGCCCATGATGCGAATGGTCTGACCCTGATGAATGATGGTGTCGCCATCAATCACGCGCCAGGTCTCAGCCGCGGCGGGTGCGGCAAGGGCCAGCAGCAGCGCGGCGGCGATTTTCAGCTTGCGGATCATGGCTCAGTAAGCCTTCCCGCCTGGGGCGGAGCGGGCTTCCCGCTTATGGTCAGCGCGCGTCGCGTTGTAGGCCAGCTTCTCGGCAATGGCGCCGCCGATGTCGTAATTCATCGCGCCGGCCAGATCGAAGATACGGATCACCGCATCGGCGAGTTCAACCTCTGCCATATCGCGGTGTGGCAGATGATCGTCCTTCAGGGACTTGCGGTGCCCTTCCATGGCCTCGGCCAATTCCGACACGATCAGCATCAACCGGACCGGGAACAGTTCGTGGTTTTGCTGGCAGGTCCGCAGTAGGCTGGTACGCGGATCATGGTGCCACCCTGCCTGCTTTGCTGCATCGTAACAGCAGATTGCCAACACCGTAGCAGCGTCCTGGATTTCATACTTTTTCATTTTGCGCCCACCCCCGTCACCGTGCTTGTCATGGCGTGCGGCCTGTTCAACTCCGCGTCTACCCTGCCCAAAAAATCCGCTTCAAGCTGATCGGTCGTCGCCTTCAGCCGCTCCGCTTCCACCTGCCCACGGATCATCGCCGCCGCGAAATCGGCCTGATCAATCCGCTGCCTGTCGCGTTCCGCACGCGGGCGCGTCGCGGCCTGGACACCGGCATCAAATGCGGCGCCGACAATGCGCTTAACCACCTGGTCAAGCGTCTGCGTCTGGTTGCTCATGCCGCCATTTCCTTCTGGCCTACGGGCTCAATGACAAAACTCTCACCCGCGCTTTTGATCGCCACGCCGGGAATTTTCGATGCCTGTTCTGGGTTCGCCAGCATCGCCTCGCGGTTGATTTCCACTTTCGTGCGCAGGAATTCCTCGCCCTTCTTCTCCATCAGATAGGCCAGCACCGCTTCCTGACCCTTGATCTGGACGCTGGGCGGCGCCTGGCGCCACGCGATGGTGCCATTGCCCAGCCGCACGGTCTTGGTTTTGCCGCCATCGGTCAGGGCGTGGCGGTTCGCTTCCGCCCACAATTGCAAGCCGCGAAACAGCCGGTCATGTTCTTCCGTCAGCTTGGCGCTGGCCTCTTCCATCTCAGCCGTCACGCGCGCGATGGCTTCCGCGAGCACGGCCTTGTGCAACGCGGCATCGCGCTGGATTTCGCCGATGCGCGCCAGATACCTTTCCGCCTCATCGCGATCCTTGGGTGGCGTCGCGGTTTCCGCCGCTCGCTTATTTTTGGGCATGGTTGGCTTCCTTCAAAGGGGATTTTGGAATGGAGTTCGCCCGCGCCGCCTTTGCGCGCCGAGGGCTTTTTTTCACCCGGCACAGCGCCGGGAAATTGTGGCGATGGAAGGCTTCCGCCGCGTAGGACCGGAATGATGCGCCGCAGCTGCAACGCATCGCTTCACTCCAATGCCGCGCGCTCATGCGAACACCGCCCGCACTTTTCTGATCCGCTCACGCAGCGGCGCATCCCAGGCTTCGCGCGCCCACACCGCATTGAAGGCGTGGCGCACTGTCGCGTGGTCTTTGCCGAAGGCGCGGGCGACGCGCTGGATGGACATGCCAAGGCATTCCACGCACAGCGCCATCGCCACTTGCCGCGCCAGCACAACATCGCGGTCGCGCCGGCCAGAAGTGATGGTCAGCACCGGCACACCGAAAGCATCGCCCACGGCATGCAGCACATCATGGATCGAACCGGCAGGCACCGGCGCTGCCAATTCGCGCGTGTGGTTTTCAAGCGCGCGCACCCGGCGGCTCAGCATCTCCACCTGGTCCTGCAGATCAGCCAAGGCGCCGGGGTTCATCACGCGGCCTCAGCAGCCAGCGCCGCACCGCTCGAAAGGCGTTCCCACGCCATCCTGATATGCGGCTCAGCCACCGCTTCCGCGCCATCGGCACCGGCCAACATGTGGGCCATGCGCAGCACCTTGGTCAGGTTGCGCAGCGCGCCGGGCCGCTTCGCAATCGCCAGCAGCATCCCGCGTTCATCCTTGCCGCCGATATCCCAGGCATCCATCAATTGCTCGATATCGCCCTTCAGCGCGCGCGGGCGCGCAAGCCGCATGCCCACGCGCGAAAACAACTGCGCGAATTGCGCGGCGCGCGCGCCACCTTCAAGCCGCGCATGCACCGCTTCATTGCCCATCAGGCCAATGCCGATATCGGCCAGGTCGTAGAACATGCGCAGCTGATCCAGCGTCTGGCTGGTCAAATGCTGCGCTTCATCAATCAGGATCAGGCCCTGGCTGCCGGTCATGCGTTTGGTCAGGCTGCGTGAAAGCTGCTGCGTGGACATGCCGCGTGAAGGCACGCCAATCGCTTCCGCCAATTCTTCCAGCACCGCGCGCGGGGTGGACATGGTGGGTTCAGCCGTGATCAGCCACACATTGGTGTTGCGCTGGGCATAGGCGCGGCCCGCGCTGGTTTTGCCAACACCGGGGCTGCCCGTGATCACCACGAATTCCGGCATGAATTGCGCATGTTCCAGCGTGGCCAGAATGGCCTCTGCGGTCGGCGTCGGCAGGAAGCCCGGCGCTTTCGGCGCCAGCGCGCGGGTGCGATCCGCGGCTTGCTGGCCATCCAGCCATTGGCTTGCCTTCTCAGCAATCGGCGCCTGCCGGCCGCGATAGGTATTGCCCATCCAGCTACTGAATGTGCCGTAGGGAATGCCCACCTGGCGCGCCACATCAGTCATCGCCAGGCCGCGTTCGGCCATGGCACTGCGAATGCGCTGGCGCAGCGCATCCATTTCGTCAACGTCAACAATATGGTCGGTCATGTTCGTCTTTCGCTTGGGGATGAACCGAAGGTCATGCTTCGGTGTCGTCAGTGTTCAGCAGGCGCAGATGCGCGGGCGTTTTCGCCTGACGCATGCTGGCGCGCGCTGCCACGAATAGTCGTTCGGACCGCGCTTCCGATGTTTCTTCCTCCGTCTCTGGTTTGGGTTTCAGCGCCACCGCGCCACGGAAAAGCGGGCGCAGAATCTGCGGTGCGGGTGGGTCTGGAATGTCGCGCTGCGCGGCGGCGATATCGCGCGCAAGCTGTTCGGCGCTGATGCGCGCTTCGGCATCGGCCAGCAGCTTCAGGCCACGGCGGCGCTGGCGCACGGCGGTTGCGGTGCGGCGCGCGGCGTCCGTATCGCCGAAGCCCTGATCAGCCCAGCATTCGGCGGTGCAGAAGTAATCTCCATTCGCCAGATAAACGTGAACCGGCGCATGCAGCTTGTCCGGGTCGAACCGCAGCGCGACATTCCGCCCGCGCAGCTCCACCAGCCGCGCATCATGATACCGATTGCCCAGCAGATGGATCGTGCCATCGCGCCTGACGCGCACTTCTTCCGCCGCCAACAGGAAGATGCGGCGCTGCGCTTCGGTCGCGCGCGTGATCGGTGCGGTGGCGTAGCTTTCGGCAAAAGTGTCATCGAAGGATCGGCCACGGCAATTCAGTGCGGTGCGACCAGGCCGGGCATTATGTTCCGCAATGGCCGGTTCCAGCACCGCCAGAAATTCCGCCAGCGGCACGGATTTCTTGCCGTAATCATGCGGCTTGTCGGTGGGCTTGTTGCCGGTCCAGGAACCAACAAAGGCCGGGTGCCGCGCAATGTCGCGCGCCAGGTCGCCGAAGGCGCGCTCAATCGGTTTTGACTGGCCTGAGAACGGCTTCGCCCAATGCACCGCGACACCCAGCGATGCGAAGATGCCGAGCGGTTCTTCTTCGCGCACGCGGAAGCGAAAGCGCCGCTTCAACCCACCGCTCATGGTCTTATTCGCGGCAGCCAGCGTGTTATCAATCGTCACCGCACCGGGGATGCCGTATTTCTCGACAACATCACTGAAGGCAAGCCGGAAAGTGTCGCCGGTTTCCGCCTGCGCCACGCGCCAGGTCAGCAGCTTCCCGGAATATAGGTCCTGGAAAAACACCGCCATGGGCCGCGCCACCGTGCCATCTGGCCACTTCACAAAGACATCGAATTTATGGCCATCCGCATTCACCCATTGCAGCGCATGCAGCATCGAACGGTCGCGCCTTTGCGCCGGGAACATCCGGTCGGTCGCGTCCGGCCCTTCGCGGTGCCAGGCCACCACGGTTGCGGGCAGCGCATCAATGCGCCGGCGCAGCGTGCGGGCGGATGGCAATTGCCAGCCCTTTTGCACGGCCACCTGCTGCAAATCCCGCCAGCAGGCTTCGAAGGTCGGGCGGTTCGGTAGCAGATACCGCGCGCGCAACCATTCCCAGGCATCATCGGCGCAGGCAGCGCGCGGGCCCTTGGCGCCGACATATTGCGGCACCAGCCGCGCCAGCCAATGCGCGCGCGCAACACCATCCACCAGCGCTGCCCATGCATAAATCGCGGTGCGCGAAACATCATGCGTCGCGGCCACTTCCATAATGGCGACGGTGCGCGATCTGCCCTGCGCCACCAGCGTCTCAACCGCATCCAGCGCGGCCACGCGCTTCGCCGCGCTTTGCTTGTGCTTATCCGCCGCGCGGTCATAGCCCTGCCACGCCGCCTCATCGCTCAATTGGCGCAGCGCGGTATCGCGCGCGGGGGCGGGGTTCTGCGCCGCTTCCTTGGCCAGCAGCTTCGCCTGCGTGAAGGAAGGCAGCACGCCAATCCAGTATTCAATGCCACCGCCACGGCCCTGCCGGCGCCGCCACAAGCGGCCTTCGGCGGCTTCATGGTTCCATTCTTCGCGGTCTGCCTGCATGGCCAGCCCGCGCCGCGTGTTGGGAATGCCGGGCAGGTCCAGCGCGGCCAATTCAGCCAGGGTGAACCAGCGATCTGTTTGCGCCGGGGTCAACATGCGCCGCTCCTGGCCGACCGCATCAGGAATTCCCGGCGCCGGCGCAATTCATCTTCATGTTCACGGATGGCCGCGACCTCGATCAGCGGCAGGTGGCGGCGTTCAATCACTGCCCAGCCCATCGGCTCGGCCAGCAATTCCAAAAGCCGACGGTCGCGCGTGGCATGCAGCAGGCCCATCAGCCGCGGCACGCTGATCCGGTGGTCTTCGCGCGCCTGACTGGCATAGGCATCCAGCATGGCGGGCGAAACGCGTTCACCCAAAAATGTGGACATGCGGGCCGCGATGGTTTCGCGGTCTACATCCGCATCGGCCAGCGCCACCGCCACCGCGCGGGAAACGCGAGCGGCGAAGCTGGCGGCGCGCACCTGTTCTTCCGGGAAGCGCTTCACCGCCTCAGGCGGCTG